TGTCTTTGCTTGGTCCAGAAACTTTCGGTGCAGATCCAGTCAATATCCAATGGCGTGTTGTCAGAGGTGATACTGGATCCCTACGTGTTGAATTTTTAGAGGATAATGAAGTAGATTTTTATGATACCACTGGCTGGATTTTTAGAGCAACCGCTTATGACCAGTCTGGAGATATACTTGATGCCCTTGATTGTGAGCCTGGTGAAGGGTTTGTTGATATTAAGGCTTATCCATCAGTTACAAAAAACTGGGGATTAAAATATAATAGAAATGTAGCGGAGTTACCATTTGATGTCCAGGTAACAATTCCAGACTTATTTGAAGATACAATTTGGACACCAGTTATCGGAACTATTTTTGTTCTAGGAGATGTTACACCAGGGGGTACACTATAATGGCAGTTATTAAGATTGTTCCAATGCCAGGCGCAGTTGGAGACAAGGGAGACGAAGGAGCCGTAGGCCCCCAAGGTCCTCAAGGAGCACAGGGTTTACAGGGACCCGCAGGTGCTGACGCACTATGGTCTTACAATGGTGAATACAACCCAGGTGCAGGATATGCAGTTGGAGATGTTGTAACATACGAAGGACAACTTTGGTATCGCAAGCATCCTAATGGTGGAAACGTTGGAGACACACCATCAGAAGGATTTATTTGGGATTTACTTGCAGCAAAGGGTGCAGATGGTGAAGATGCTACTTCAGTAACAGAAACATCGTTTACAGTTAATGGTGGAACTCTTGGAACACAGCCAACATTTAATGGTGCTCCATTATTCAGCGGTAGTTATGTAAAAACAGGTCCAATGGTTCACTTCCAAGTACAAGTAGATATGGATAACATTACCAACTTTGGTACTGGACAATATTTTATTGATCTTCCATTCCCCTCAAAATATGGGTACCAGGTAAGATCAGGATGCCTACATGACATTTCAACAGATAAGCAATATTCAATTGGTGGACATGTGTTTGAAGGTCAGTCACAACTTACTTTAACATTTACAAACTCTTCTGGACAAGATGAAGCATTTGATCACAACAGTCCAGTAACTTTGAATGTTGCAGATAACTTCCATATTTCTGGCACATACATCTCCGAATAATATCGTGAGATAATGTCCATATGGCCGTTTCTAAATCTATGGACTTCCCAGGTGCAAAAAAATCATCTTATGCTGCACAAGTAGAACAAAGTCAAGCATCTCCTACTGTAGATAATGCTCTTTCATTTCTTCCAGTTCCTGGCCCAGTCGGACCACAAGGACCTGCGGGTAGAGATGGTAGAAATGGCGAACAAGGATTGCAGGGACCACAGGGAGAGCCTGGCCCTAAAGGAGATCGTGGTCCAGCAGGAGTAAATGGAAAAAGTTCATTATCTTCTTCAGGACAACAAGCAGGATGGGCCTCATACACAAACACTATTGACAAACCAACAAAACTTGGAATATCTCAAGGAGATGATGGATGGGTAACTCTTCTATTAGATACAAAAGACAAAAGCCAAAATGAAAAATATCTTCCAGAAGGATGTACTAGTCTTTGGAATAGCCACCAGAGAGCCTTAAACTTCCACGGCATAAAAGAAGGATCACAAGTATTCGTAACCTATAACTTTGAAATAACAACCTATACCCCTAATACAGAGGTTTGGCTAAGAACATACTTTGCAAGCAAAGACAAAGAGTTTGTTGAGTTAATTGGATCCTTTAAATATCAGAATGTTTATAACCTTTCTGCTACACAGCAAATTTTTATAGAAGATTCAGCAATGTGGGGTAACGGAGCAGTTCCACAAATAAGAACAGACTTTGATGCTTCAGTAATCCTCAATTCTGTATACGTCAGCGTGGTATAATAAAACCATGGCATTTCCAGCAACCTATGACTTCAATTATTATAAGGGTGACACCTTTGAGTTTCGTATCTACCCCAAAAAGAATGATGGAACAGTCTATGAGTTGGGTGGTTTTAAGGTACCTAGCAATTTTGCAAATTACCCAGACTATTATGAAGATTCGGTAGCCCCCTATGACAGTGCTCAATTTACAATATCTACTGTTCGTGGTTCAACTGGAGACCCAATAAAAGGATTTGCAAGAATATCTGATGATGGTACTTTTGTTCAATGTGCTATTAGACCAACAGAAGGAAACACGCTTATTGCTGGAACAGAATATGTTTATGACGTTGAAGTAAGAAAGCCAGCAGGATCTCCAGGAACTGGACAATATGAAGTAGTTCATACATTGCTTACAGGAACAATTACAATTACAGATCAAGTAACTGGAGCACAGCCAACAGAGTTCTCAACAATATCTAATAATATGATTTTTGGAATTCAAAAACCAGTTGCATGTCAAACCCCATCAACCAATATAATTGAAACATCAGAATATTTTGGAAATCCTATTTCATGGTCTCCAACAATAGTTGATTCAAAGTTTGCTGCTGGAACATCATATACTGCAACCGTAGTTCTAAATGCAAGAACTGGATATAGAATGTTTGGAATTCCATCAAACTTCTTTGCAGTAGAAAATGCACAATCTACTTCTAGCGTTGTTGCTCCAAGTGGAACATCAGCAACATTGACAGTTGTATTCCCTGCAACAAATCCAAAAATTTCTACTTCTGCAATTAATGGAGTAACTGTTCCAGTAAATGGGGCAACACCAAGTACATCAGTTTCTGCAACAAGTGAATACACAGCATCCCTTGTATGGAGAGAAAAATCATTAGGAGATCCAGTAACATATTCTGAGTTTACTGGAGCATTTAAACCTTCAAGAACGTATCAAGCAACAATTACACTAACTCCAAAAACTGGATATACACTTTGTGGTGTTGTTTCTAACTTCTTCTCTGTAACAGGTGCACTAAGTTATACAAATACTGAAAGTTCAGGAATAGTTACTGCAGAATTTCCTGCAACAGGTGCATAATAGTGGCAGATATATTATTATCTAATGATGATCTTACAGTTTTTGGTGGACCAGAAACCATTAGCCTTGATTTAGACTTTGGACCTACAGGGGATCGTGGAAGCATCATTATTGGTGTGCAAGGTGACCCAAGAGAAGCAAGTGTTGCAAATGCAATATCTCAAGATGTTCAAGCACTAGACATAGCAATAGATTATAGTCCAAGTTCAGAAACTTATAAGACAGTTTTTCAAAATGTAGCAACCCCAAGCGGAACCCCTCAATGGACACCACTAGTTAGTTTAAAGGCAAACTTTTATTCAGAAACAAAAGGTCCTTTAACTCCAGTAAACGGTAAGATAGTTATTGCACCAATAAACCTTGCAGACATCTATGACCTTTCAGAAGGAACTGTCAGTTCTGATAGGTTTAGCATTCAATATTCTATGTCATCATCAGAAAATGCTGGGCCATTAGCAACAAACTTAATTATAAAAGAATTAGACACTAGTCAAGGGTTTATTGCCCTACCGCTTGAAATAGAAGGAGTAGAATATTTAGATGGATCATGGGTACCAATGACTGGACCAAAATCTGTTCATCTTTTTATTACAGTGGTATAATGAAAAAGGGTGATTCATAGTGGCAGCAGAAAATATTGACAATACCGTTAATGGTAGTGGGCTATTTCCTGCCAAAGTTCCTGGACTTTCAGATGCAGCAGACATTCAGGCAGCATTAAGACTTTATCACTACGGATCATACACTTATGACGGTTCAAACACAAATCCAGCCAACCTTCCAATACCATCTATTGCAAAACATTTGCAAAACCTTGTAGATGCTGACACTGCTGCTACAGCAGCCCTTGCAGCACACGCATCAGATACAACGCAGATCCATGGAATTGAAGATACAGCAGACTTAGCAACAAAAAGTTATGTAAACGATCAAATCTTAAACTCAACACCAAGTTTTTCAGATAAGGCTGGAGAGGGAATTGAGTGGAATGCAGGAGACTCTCAATTTGATGTAGAGGCAAGTCTTGTAAATACAAATAAAGTAATAACAAAAGCATCTAGTTTTACTTTGGACCCAGCAGATGCATCAAAAACAATTTTGCTTTCAACACCATCTACAATGAATCTAACAATTCCTTTAAACTCTGCTGTAGCAATTCCAGTAGGTTATAAATACCATACTATTGAAATTGGTGAAGGTGTAACTGCTTTTACTCCATCCGCTGGAGTTACTATAAATAGCAAAAACTCTCAATTGTTTATTGATACCCAATATGGACAGGCAACTCTTATAAAAGTTGCAACTGACACATGGATTGCATATGGAGATATATATGAAAGCGGTTCTGGACCAACAACAACTGTTGCTCCTACAACAACTTCTGCTCCTGGAACAACAGCATCAACAACTGGATCTACACAAACACCTATAACAGACCCACCAGCAACAACAGGAAATACAGGAGGAACGCCTGCACCAACAACTACCACAACTACAACCACAACAGCAAATACTGGTAGCACATCAACAACTACAACAAGTTCTTCTACAACAACCCCTGCTCCAACATTTGATATCTATGTAACATGTAACGGATTTAGTGGTGTATATTCTGGTGGATATGGAACAGCACCTACTGGAGCAGGTATTTCTAATATAACTGGAACTACAACTCAATCAGGCTTATCATCTGCACAAATTATTGCTGAACTAGGAGTTCCTACTTCATGTAGCAACTTTACCACTTCAGCCCCAAATTGTGATCCAGTATTTTCATACAATGAATACCGTGCTTCTTGTGGAACCACAGTTGCGATTTATGTTATTCCAGAGGGATGTCCTAATGCAGGAACAGAGTCATTTACATGTCCAGGAACTACAACAACAAGTTCAACACTTGCTTCATGTCCAGGAACAATTACAAATCCAGCAAACTACACTTGCTCTGAACTAGGACTAGAACTTCTAGGAGGATCTACAGTTTATGCAGTTCCTGAAGGACAATCATGTTGTGGTGGCGCTCTTGCAAGTACAACAACAACTGCTCAAGACTGTACACCAGTATTTTCTAATAATGAAGTAAGAGTATGTAATGGTGTTGGAACCACAGTTGCGATTTACGTAAACCCTTGCACAGGTGTTGAGTCATGGGATTGCCCTGGAACCACAACTACCACAAGTGCAACTTTAGCATCATGTCCAGGAACAATTACTAACCCTGTAAATACTACATGTGCTGAACTAGGATTAACACTACTTGGTGGATCAAGTTCATATGCAATTCCTGCAGGTCAGTCATGTTGCGGAGACGCTTTGCCAACAACAACATCAGCCACAACAACTCAGCAAGACTGTACTCCAGTTTTCTCATATAACGAATTTAGAGCATCTTGTGGAACGACAGTTGGAATTTACGTAAACCCATGTACTGGTGTTGAGTCATTTACATGTCCAGGAACCACAACTGCAGCAACTACAACCGCTGCAACTACTACCGTAGCCCCTACAACTACTGCTGCACCTACAACTACAACAGCACAAAACTGTACTCCAGTATTTTCATATAATGAATACCGTGCTTCTTGTGGAACTTCCGTTCCTATTTACGTAAACCCATGTACTGGAGTAGAATCATTTACATGCCCTACAACTCCAGCACCTCCATTCTTCCCTCCATTCTTCCCACCATTCTTCCCATCATTTACTACAGCAGCAACTACAACCGTAGCAACTACAACTGCAGCACCTACAACTACTGCAGCCCCTGCAACTACAACTGCACAAAACTGTACACCAGTGTATTCTTACAGTGAATACCGTGCATCTTGTGGAACTTCCGTTGCTATTTACGTAAACCCATGTACAGGTGCCGAATCGTTTGATTGCCCTGCTCCTCCATTCTTCCCTCCATTCTTCCCATTCTTCCCTCCATTCTTCCCTCCATTCTTCCCACCGTTCTTCCCACCATTCTTCCCATCATTTACAACTGCAGCAACCACTGCAACTACAGCAGCAACTACAGCGTCTCCAATTATTCCTTGGTTCGGACCACCATGTGTTGAAGAAAACACTTTAGTTGATACTCCTAGCGGACAAATTCCTGTAAAGAATCTTCAAGTTGGAGATGTTATTTGGTCAACACCAATTGTTGAACTAGATGAGTCAAATCCAGATAATCAGAAGTATGCTTGGACATCTTCAACACTAACATTTGGTGATTTAGTTGAAACAACTATTACAGCAATTGATTCTGTAGAAGAGTCAGACATTATATGCTTTAATGGAAACTCGGACATTAGATTAACATATACTCAACCAATATTTGTTAAAACTGCTAATTCTGAATATAAGATTAAAGAAGCATACTATGTTGAAGTTGGAGACAGTCTAATTGTTATGAATTCATCTGGCGATAAGGCTGAGGTTCCAGTAACAAGTATTGAACACTTTGCAGATGAAGTCGTAACTGTTTACCAGTTATCTTGCGAGCCTTACGACTGGTTCTTTGTAAGCGGAATCTTAATTCATAACAAGTAGTCAAAGTGATTATTCATAACTTTTTATCAGATGAAGAGTGTGATGCTTTATTAGAAGAAGCCAGACTATCAAAAAAATGGAAACCTCAAAATGAGGGAACTGGGATATTTATTTTAAAGTCAGAGAAACACAAAATTCTAATAGATATAAACAAAAGAGTTTCTAGTTTATTTGATAAAGATTTACACGCACAAATGATAAGAATGATACATAGAACAACTAATGATTCTTTTTGGAAAGAGCATTCAGATGATGCTGGAGGAGAAGAGATTCGGTATGGAGTTGTTTTATATCTAAATGAAGATTTCGAAGGTGGAGAATTGATATATCCAGACCTAAAAATAGAGATAAAGCCAAAAAAGGGAATGCTTGTATACCATCCTGGGGATGAAAAACACAGGGTATCAAAAGTAACATCTGGAGAAAGATACACACTTACATCATTTATTAGAACATATAAGGTTAGACAAAAAGAGATCCCTGGTGTATAATAGTAATATGTCAAGTAGATTAGATAAAATAAAAGAAATTATTGAAGCAAACAAGGCTTCTGGTGTTAGTCCTTTAGATCTTGTAAAGCCAAGCACAGAGTGGGCAGAGTCATCTGAGGCTGAAAGAAGATACTCAATATGCAAGTCTTGCCCTGAATTTATAAAGGCAACTAAGCAATGTAAAAAGTGTGGATGCTTTATGCATTTAAAAACAAAACTTCAAGCAGCAACATGTCCAATGAGTAAGTGGTAACATAAATGGAAAAATCAAGAAACACAAACCTTATAATTATTCCAAGCAGGAACAGAGTTGAAAACACTGAAAGAGTTATTAATGCAATAAAAGAGACTGCCTCCATATCAGATATAGTCATTGGCCTAGATGAAGATAATCATGAAATATATCCTAGGGTTGCTGGAGTAACCTATGATGTAAATCCACAAACAGAAAAGCGAATGAATGGAACACTTAACTTATTAGCAACAAAATATGCAGATAGATATGAAACTATAACATTTATGGGTGACGACCATTTACCAAAAACAAAGAATTGGGATGAGATGCTTTATCAACCAATCAAAGAAAAAGGTTATGGAGTTTCATATGGAAATGATTTATACCAGGGAGAAAATTTACCTACTGCAGTTGTTATGAGTACCCATATTATTAGATGCTTAGGATTTATGTCTCCACCAGAACAAATACATATGTTTTTAGATAACTTTTGGAAAGCAGTAGGATCAAAACTTGATGCGTTATTTTATTTTGACGATATAATTATAGAACATCTACATGCCTATGTTGGAAAGTCTGAACTTGACGAGATGTATTTATCTGTAAATAATCCAGAGGTTGCAGGATATGATGGAGAGAGATACGGATATTACATATATAACAAGTTTGACTCAGATGTAAAAAAACTATACTCTTGTCTAGGGATACAATGAAAGTATTAGTAACTGGACATAAAGGGTTTGTTGGAAAACACTTTTGGGAAAAACTAGATAATGGTAAAAATGCTTTAACTGGTATAGATATAAAAGACAATATAGATTGCAGAGATTTCTTTAAAAAGTCTAATGATCAATTTGATTTAGTTATACATTTAGCAGCAATGGTTGGCGGAAGAGAAACCATAGAATCAAGACCACTATTGGTAGCAGACAACTTTTCTATTGATTCTGAATTCTTTCAGTGGTGTTTAAAAACTAAGCCAAAAAAAGTAGTTTATTTTTCTTCTAGTGCAGCATACCCAGTAAACTATCAAACAGATGAAGGCCATAGAAAACTTCGTGAAGATATGTGCTCATATTATAATCCTCAAAAACCAGACATGACCTACGGGTGGTCAAAAATGGTTGGTGAGTATCTTGCATCTTTCGTAGATAATGTGTATGTGTTTAGACCTTTTTCTGGATATGGAAAAGATCAAGACTTAAATTATCCATTTCCAATGTATGTAAAAAGAGCATTAGAAAAAAATGATCCGTTTGAGGTTTGGGGTAACGGAAAACAAACAAGAGACTTTATTCACATTAAAGATATTGTTGATGCTGTTATGACATCTTTAGAAAATTCTCCAAATGGTCCAACAAATCTGGGGACTGGGATAGCGACATCATTTTTAGAGTTAGCCCAGATGTCTATGGATGCAGTAGGATATAAAGGAAAGATAGTTACACGACCAGATAAGCCAGTCGGATGTATGCATAGAGTAAGCGACAACTCAAAGTTGTTATCTTTTTATACTCCTAAAATAAGTTTAGAGCGTGGTATTTGGGAAGCAGTTAATGGTGTGTAATGTCAAAAATATTTATACAGATATCTTCTTACAGAGATCCAGAGTTAAAGCCAACAATTTTAGATGCTATAGGTAAATCATCTGGAAAACATGAACTATACTTTGGTCTTCATATTTCCTATTTAGATGAATCAGAAATAGATGTTCCAGATATTCCAAATATTAAATATGTTACAAGCAAGGCTCCTAAAAATGTTGGTGTAGGCATTGGAAGATATATTGCTCATAAGTTTTACAATAACCAAGACTTCTATTTACAATGTGACTCGCATACAAGGTTTGTAGAGGACTGGGATGAGATTGCAATAAATTGTGTATTAAACTACCAAAGCCAAGGAATTAACAAACCACTCTTGACTATGTACCCAGCAAATTATTGGTACAAGGATGAAAGTTTTAATGATATAGGAACAGACCTATTAGACCCAGAGTATAAAACAATAGTAAGTTTTCATCAAGATCCAGAAAGTTTTAAAAACTTAAGAATCCCTTCTCAAACTGCAATGCCAGCCAATGGAAGTATTTTTACTAGATCAATCTCTGCAGGTTCTGTTTTTACGGTTGGACCCTTTATGGCACCAAACAAAGATATGGCTTTTTGGGGTGAAGAAATTATAATGGCAGCAAGAGCATACACTCATGGATACGACCTTGTTGTTCCAGATAGACAATATTTGTATCACTTATATTATAATCATGAAAATCCAGAAATTAATAGAAGAAAGATATTTTGGCATGATTTTCCAAACGAGTTTGAAGAAATGAATATTCGCTCTAGGGCTATAGTTTATAAGACATTGGTAGAGGGCACAGTTGGAGATGGCTATCTTGGATCGGAAAGAACAATAGATGAGTATGGTAAATTTGCAGGCTTAGATTTTATTCATGGCGGAGTTATAGAAAACTGTTAAAACAAAAAAGCACCCAAAAGGCTTTTATAACCTAATGGGTGCTCTTCGTTTTACTTAGGAAATTTAGTCATCCAATACTTGGTTCTTGGGGTAATACCCTTCCAAGAAGACCAATCATCTCCCCCGTTTGTCATGTAGTATGCAATTTCAGCATTTTTGACGGGATTGAATAGTTCAGCGTTAGAGTCAAGATCAAACTTAGTTCTACGATCAGGACCAAGTGCATCAATCATGTTGATTTGGAACATACCATAAGATGAGTCACCAGTCTTGTGGTTGCCGTTAAAAGCCAGTGGTCGCCCATTAGACTCTTTTTTAGCAACTGCCCAAGCAACTACAAGGTCTTTACCCTTGAAGCCTACTAGGGACAGCAGTTCTTTTAGTTCTAAATCAGTCAGAGAAACCTTGTTCTCAAAACTCTCTAGTTTTTTTGCCTTAGAAACCAAAAAAACCTCTTTCGAGGTGGTTTCCGATGTCTGAGCCTGTTCCAGGCTAAGATTGTTTTTAGTATCAAGATCTGGGGTAGCGTTGGCAGCATTAGAAAAAACACTGACAAGTGCTACGATACTGAGTGTGCTAATGATCTCTTTGTTTCTTTCGATAAATTTAATCATAGTTTCCTCCTTAGAAAACAATAACACCTTTGGTAGGTGTTACTACCAAGTATAACACAAAAATTTATCAAAAGTCAACTTTAGAGGGTGGTATAATAAGAATTATGGCTCAATCATCATCTAATTATCCTAGTATGAAATACCCTATTGCATCTGATCCCGTTAATGTACACGGAGATTTTAAGGTTTTGGTTGATGCATTAAATGATATTTTGCCACCTTTGGGTTATGGTGCTGCCTATGTTGATGCTAGAAATATTACTGGATCACAAATTAATTTAGGTACCCCAGTTTTTATTAATGGAAATGTATCATACGGTGGAACTATGGTTTCAACAATAGCAAAATATGATCCGTCGTCTCCATCCCACAATCCAGATGTTCCAATATTAGGATTAACAAAGACTAACATTCAAAATGGAGATAATGGACTTGTAATTGTTTCTGGTGCTTTACAGATGAACACTACAGGCCTTGGTCCAGCAGGAACAAAGATTTATGTAGATGGAAACGGAGCACTTGTTGCAGGTAGACCAGAAACAGGCCCAGCAAGATATATAGCAGTAGTTGCAATTCAGCATACTATGGGAATGTTGATTATTCAAACAAAAGGTAACGGTACTTGGGGCGCACTCAAGGACGGTTTGTCGTGATATAATAAAACTATGGCTACTTTTAGAAATCAACCAACAGATTCTTATGCACTAGGTGCTGCCCCACCAGAAATTCGTTGGACAGTTGTTCGTGGAGACTCAGCAGCCTTTCGTGTTTATGTAACTAACGATGCAAGAGTTCCACTTCTTCTTGAGGATTGGGAAGTTGCAATGGATATCTATCGACCATCTACTGATGATGTTGTTTTAAGTTTAACTCCACAGCCAATTGAGTTTCAAGATGAAGAGGGAAGTTTTACAGTGACCTTAACATCAGCACAATCACAACTTCTTGAGACAGGAGATATCTTCGATATACAACTCACAGAACTTCTATCAGAAGGCAGAGTTTGGACGGTAGCCAAAGGGTCAATGGTTATCCTTGAAGATGTAACTCAGTAATGCCAACACATCAATTAGCCCATGCACAAATTCAAGAACTTGATTTAAAACGAGTAAGAGTAAAGCACCTACAGCCAAAAGCAAGAGTAGAAGAGTTTTTGCCATTTAGGGTTAAGTTTACAAACGTAAGTGTCTTTGGATATTCTAAGACTAATCCGCCACCAATCCCTCTTCAGGTCATTGGCTATAGCAATTACATTCTTTAATAAAAGGGTTACTAAAATGGGTGTTATAATTACCACATGGCTAAAGTATCAATTACCTCAGTTAAAAGTCTATTCCAAACTGGAGATAGACCGACTCAAGAAAACTATGTAGACCTAATCGATACCGTTTCTGCTCAGGCAACTGAGTTGGGTTCGGCAGGTAACAATGAAAACACAATCACTGGTATTGAGAACCTAACAGTTGTTGATAACTTTGACGCTACAGTTTGGCGTATGGTGAAGTATATTGTTTCAATATCAAAGACTTCAGCAGGGGACAATAAGTTCTACGCAACTGAACTAACAATTCTTGTTGACGGTACAAACGTATCAGTCAGCGAGTATGGAACAATCGACAATGATGGGAATATTGGCACCATTAATGTCTCTCGCACTGGAAATACCGTGGCCTTAACAGTCACTCCAGATCCTGCGATCAAGCCAGTCACTGTACGTTTTGCACGTATGGGACTTAAGGCATAATAAAGGAGATATAAAAAATGGCAACAGTAAATAAAGATTTTAAGATTAAGCAAGGGCTCGTAGTTGAAGGTACAACAGCAACCGTAAACAACTTTGATGTCCTTACTAAGAAGCAAGCAGACCAAGACTACATTGTTAGTCTTATTGGCGGAACAGCCACATCTGCTAACGAAGCAAACAAGGTTGTAAAGCGTGATGCTAACGGAAACTTTGCTGCAGGAACAATTACAGCAACTATTACTGGTACAGTTTCAAGTCTTTCAAACCATGACACTGCAGACCTTGCAGAAGGAACAAACCTATACTTCACAAACCAAAGAGCACTTGATGCAACAGCAGCAGCATACGATGCAGCAGGCGCAGCATCAGCAGCACAAGCCGCAGCAGCAACAGATGCTACAAATAAGGCTAATGCAGCACAGACAGCAGCAGAGACATTTGCTACAAATGCAGATACAGCAGTTCGCACAGCAGTAACAACTGAAATTGGAACTGCAATCAGCACAGAAGTTACAAACCGTAACTCTGCTATCTCAGCAGCAATTGCAACAGAGGTTACTGATCGTAACTCAGCAATTTCAACTGCAGTATCAGGACTTGTAGATGGAGCACCAGCACTGCTAGATACTCTTAACGAGTTGGCAGCAGCAATTGGTGACTCACCAGACACAATCACAAACCTTACAACTAGCATTGGAGAAAAACTTCCAAAGGCTGGCGGAACAATGTCAGGTGCAATTGCAATGGGAACAAACAAGAT